CTGACATTTTGTTTAACATCTTTACATCAGGCAGTGCGTTCATAGCAGGTGATCGACCATACGTTTCAAACGATGCTTTTAAATATCTAGGTACAACGTATGGAAACTCTTTAAATCCACCTTCACTAATTAAATGCACATCTTCAGGGTCAACATAGCATGACTTAAAAGGCATGTTCATTGAGTCTTGTTTGCCTGTGTTGTAATTATCTCTTGGCATTACAACATGCAATAACAACACATCTGAGTAAGGATCTTTTTTAGCTTTGTCTAAAATATTTTTACTAACCTTATCTTCACCAAATAGATTGATAGCAGACCTGGCTGTTATATGAAAACTTCTAAATACAGTATCAACAATACCTTTTTCGTTTTCTTGTACATATATTTCTTTAATATGCCTGGTGTTAAAACGGACCAAACTTTTTTCATCTGATGCTACAAACATAGCTGACGTACCAAAAGATATTAAATCCTGGTACAGCTCTTGTATTTCTTGTTGAAAGTTAGAACGATTAAAAGCTATGTACATATCGTTAGTAACACTATCAAGCCACTCACGAGCTGCGTCATCTTCTGCTAATGCATTTTCTTTATAGCCCAATGTAAACCAAGGCGTTGAAGCATTAGTCATCATGCCATGCAAGCTAGAAGCTAATAGCTCTAATGCATGTAAGGCAGTACCGTCAAAAATTAATTCTGTTCTTTTATCACCACGAGTTCGTTGCTGAACAATGTCAGCTTTACGTGGCAACATGTAATCACCAATTTCTTGCCAGTGGGATTCCCAATTTGATCTCAAACTTTTTAATGAGGCAAACCGTTCAACCAGCATGGCTGCTTGTTTATTTTCCATATTAACCTAGTAGTGTTGCTTTGTATGTTGTGGGTTCACCACCAAGGCCTTGACTGCCTGTGGCTATTAAATTCTTTCGACCCTTTTTCTTACGTTGTACAGTTTGTTCCATGTCTTGAGTAGCGGTAGTTTCAGCCACTGGATCTGTCACTGCAACAGGTGCAGCTTGTGCAACAGGTGCTGCTGGTGCTGGAGCAACTGGAGCTGGTGCTGGAGCAGGAGTAGGCTCTGGTGCAGGCTCTGGCACTGCTACGCTAGGTGTTCCAACCACCTTTGATACTACTTTTTTTAATACTCTTTTAACTGCTCCCATGTTGTGTCCTCCATAAATAGGGTAGTTTAATCTCACATGAATTTGCTGACGTTTTTTGCCAACCAATTCGTTTGTATAAATTAATTAATTTTTTGTTTATTTGTTCAGCTTTTAAAACATCTGCACCATATCCATAGGCTAGACTATAGAATTTGTTGACAATATGTTTTGTTAACACACGCCCTTGATATTTTTTATCAATACACATGTGTGTTAAATAGTTGTTATCTTCCTCAGCTAATGCATACAACCACACATAGCCAAGAGTTTTGTCTTTGTTTATAAATTTAAAGGCAATAGACCAATCTAAAATATCTTTATGTTCATCAATATACGCAAACTCTTGATCTTTTAAAAAATCAAGCATAGCTGAAAAGTCTTTTGTTTCTGTTATATCACGCACTGTAATTAATCAGATAATTTTTCTTTTGTGCCACCTAACGCACCCAACAATACATTTGTTAATGTTGGTAATTTTCTTATTCTATCTGCTGTCTTTTTTAAATCTCTTTTCATTTCAGGTCTTGTTACCTGGTATTGCACAGATTCTTTTATACCCATGCCAGTTGTTTCATTAAAACCTAATTCTCTATTGGCTGTTGCAAGTTTATTAAGTCCTGCACTATGTAAAGAATTACTTTTAGCCTGACCTAACAATGTATCTCTGTTGTTTTGCATCAACAAGCCAGTTGCTTTAATTGATGCAGCTGTAGGTGTAACTTGTTTAGCTTCACCACCTTGTATTTTATTTATAGCAGCTGCTTGTAGTCGACCTGCTTTACTGCGGTCAAAAGATTTTTTATTTGCTTTTGTTATAGCTGCAGCAAGCTTGGGTGAATACTTTGTGCCTTGTTTGTTTTCCTTATTAGGATCTCTCATTTTACCCATAGCAATTAACTTTTCTTATTATTACTTGCAAAGTTTCTAGCAGCAGCAACTGATCCAAAACCCCACTTCTTTAATGCTAAAGCTTTGCGTGTAGGCTTCCCTTTTTCATCTTTCATTGGGCCTTTCATGCCTGCAAAGCGTGCAGCAAAAGATACTCGTCTTGGGTTAGTACCTTTGTTGACTGGAGCTTTTACTCCGTGATGTTTTCTGCCAGCTGCGTTCAATCCACCTGATGGACTTTGGTGTTCTTTTAACGCCATTTAACCCATCAATGTTTTTTTCTTATTCTTCTTTGCAGCTGTGATTATATCACCACGAGTGATCTTACTTTTATCACCGTACATGCCAGCTAGATTTTTCTTACCTGACATTTTTTTTGTAGTTTTACCTGGTCCGTAAGCCATAATTTACCCCATTAATGTTTTTTTCTTTTTATTTTTTTTGGAATTAGGAAAGCCTGCTTGCATATTAGCGTAAGACTTTGCCGTAATAGTTGATTTAGATTTTGATCTGGATGTACCAGCTTTTTTTCTTTTGTTTATATTTTCGTATAGTGACATAATTTTATCCTAGTAATGTTGGTGTATAAATATCAGCATCGGTTGTTAAGCCTTGAGCTGATGTCATAATGGTTGATTTGCGTCCTTTTTTCTTTTGTGCAACCTTCATTTCTTTTTCTTGTGTTTCTATATCAGGCTGGTCTTTCTCTGAAGGCAGCTCCATGGTAGGTGGCTTGTATTCAACACGTTGCTGGACTGGTGGCGGTGTTGGCATACTAATTTTTGGTTTAAATAATCTGCTCATAATTTCTTCCTAATGGATTGTAGTTACTGTCAGCAAATTTTTGTGGAGCTTGCTGATCTCCTTTTAATTCTTGCAACCCAACAGACAAACAACGCAACGCATCACAGGCGTGTGACGTATGGTCGTGTACAGGTTTAGAATGAAAAATTTGTAAGTTCTCATTGTACTTACGGTGATAGCCTCTCAAGCTATCGATTAATTTTTTACAAGTGTCGGCATCTATCCAACAACGGTTTAGCAACAGCTGCGTATAGTGGATGCCATCCTCAATACTCAGCTTTGGTACAATCCTAAAACGTAAACCTAGCTCGTATGCTATTTCACGCCTGGACTTGCCGTTGGTAAACTCACGCTGTTCTAAGTCGTGTGGTCCATAATGTTCTTCGTAAATGTAATCCTTGCTGTTAATTACATTGATGTAGTGAGGTAGACCCTCGTTACTGTTTTCATAATAATCTACAATAGTTATTGCTCGATTTATTATCTGAAAAAATATTATAGCGGTTTTATCTGAGATTCCTATATCCCAGGCTGTTGATACTCGGTGGGTCGGATCGTGGGGTACACGTCCTACCTGGCCCTTGTTTTCAATCTTTTCTAAAATATCTCCGTAGATAGCTCCTTCTAGTGCAGCTACCCAATCACATTCAAACTCTTGCCTAAATTTCTTTTTACCCATCAGGTCCAGGGCAGCATCTAATTCTTCTTGGTCAACAATGTTTGTTTCCGATGCTTTGGCTACTTTAACGTACCAGCTCTTATCTTTTAGACCGTGCTGGTACTTGGCATAAAAATCATTGCTCATGCCCTGGGGTGTACCAACGAGATAACAAAAACCTTTACGGTCTGATAATGCAGGTCGAATAATCTCAGGAAATAATCTTGGATTGACCTGTGCATACTCATCACAAATAATACCATCGTAGTATGAACCACGAAGGCTATCAGGATTTTCTGATCCCAGAAGTGTAATTTTTGCACCATTGGGAAACGTGCAGCTTAATTCTTGTTCGTTAAATTTAACTCCAGGAATGACACCAGCGTAGAATTTTAAATAGTCAAAAATAATTGACTTTGTTTGTTTATAAGTTGGGCCGATGTATGCATATCTAGGATTCCATTTAGGATTAGTTATAGCACGCTTAATAAGCTCATTTATGCATAAAACACTCTTGCCTGCACGTCTATGTATCGAAAGCAAAGCCCATCGATATTTCGATAGGTTCTGATGGATTTCCGATTGTAGCTCTCGTGGCTCGTAGGGAATGTTAATATGCATTAGTGTAAAGTTGGTGGAGTCTCAGAATATAAATCAAGTGCGTCTATATTTAATTGATCCAGTACCCAATCGGATACATGTTTGCCGTGTAGATCATTTCTGAAACCGCAAATGTTAATCATAATGCTTTTTGACTGTGGATCGTAAAACACCATTGCTAGTAAATCTTTTAAATCTTCATCCATCCAGGGATACCTTGAACTCCTATTATATATATCTATCTAACGCAGACCGTTTTTTTGGGGTATCGGTGTTATGGGAATCGAAATTTTGACATCGTACCGACACCGCAGTTTTCCTAGCGTTTATATTAATTACAAAACTATTGGTCGTGTCCTGTTACCAGGGATACCAACAAAAAATTAAACAATGCACCTGATGCTGCACCTTGCAGCTGGCACGAACTCCATGACACGTGTGCGTAACCGTGCAGCCCTATGTTATATACGGATGACTACCCAGCCTTATTGTCAGCAGGAACTCCCCAACTAATTGTCATGTTCGTATCTTGTTTAACTTCTGATTGCAGCTTGTCACCAAACGTACCAACCAACAACTTAGATGCTAACCATCTAAAGTGATGCAGCTTCTCTCGTTGCCACTGTACCTTTTGTGGTTCGACATCAGTCTGCAACAGCTCATTCATCTGGTCAATTAATGACCAAGCACCGAGCTGTCGTGCATCCATTATATCTTTCTTAATATCATCATCGTCTTTCATCCAACTGTAGACTGTCGTCACTGCTGGCATGTCCTTGTCCTTGCATATCTTGGAGAGAGCTTCTCCCTTCTGCAATCTTTCGATAATGCTCGATAGTTTCTCTTTTAACATTTTTTAAATTTAATATTGCTTTGTATTTACCTTGTGCTGTCTTGGCATTCCAATCACTCAGGCCACCATGATTACGACATCGACCATTCTTTAATGCCTTAGCTTTACATGGTAATCCTGTTGATCGTGCATAAGCACCACAACGTTTGCTGTGCAGTGGTCGTCCTACCATATCTATGAAAATTATTAAATGAACATACTTGTTCTAGTATGCTTCAAGAGTTACTTGATTTTGTCGACTTTGGCAAACAGTTTTTTATCCAACGCAATCAACAGCTTTATGTAGACCAAAGTCTCAATGTATTTTTTTTTAACCGTATGACGGTGCATACCCATTCTACGACCAATACGCACATAAGGCACACGCAACCCACGCAACCACACCAGCTTACGTTCTTCTACTGATAACATTGGCGTAACATGAAACAGCAAGAACTCGTACCGTGCAATTTGTTTACTGGATGCTGCTATCTTGGGCCTGCGTGTTACCGCAGCTCCATGTTCTGTCACGTCATGCTTAATCTCAAAACGCATAGCAGAGTAGCCTTTCCTGTATGCAGGAGGCAGTTTACGATCAGTTTGGATAGCCTCCTCGAACCAATCAGCTAGGGTTTCTGCTGTAACCACAGAGGTTTTACTCCTTCAGGTAATTCAATTTTATCTTCAAATATCAATTGGAGCAGCGTAGGCCTATCGTATTTATCGAACCGTTTGAGGAAGTCATCGACCTTCTTTTGATCTGCATTTGATAGAGCATGCCCCTTTTTGATAGCTTGGACCTTCTGCCTGTAATTAGACTTTAGGTTCTTACCAACATGAGCTATCGTTCTAGATATATCTTTATTAGATATAAAGGGTTTACTAATATATACACTTTTTGACACATCATTGATGGGGAGATATGCACAGCTACTCCGCAACCTCTTAGATTTCAAGAACTTATGCTCCTTTAATTCGTTAATACATCTAATCACAGTCCTGCGTGACATGTGCAAATCTGACGCAATAGTTTGATGCCGTGGATAACATTTACCATGAGTATAAAAATGCCCCTCCAGGTATAAATACACGAGCTTTGCAGAAGGTGATATGTCCTCACGAATAAACTTCTCCAAACTATTCATACTGACAACCAACTTCCTGACACAACAATTCAATACCGTATCGAGCTATGTCAATCTCAGTCCAGATGCCCTCAATCTGATAAAACAACTGCCAGTGTACATAGAACACGTAAGTCATTAATGTGAAATGGACCAACAACATAAATACATCAAACGCCCTCATGTCATCAGTATCCTTACATCATGCAAGACATCCAATGGCACACGAAATATGGCAGGACGGCCATAAACTGCACCCAGCCACTTATCCTGTTTACATTC